CCTTGTGCCACTCGAAACTGACCGTCTTCTGGGTCTTCTGCCACGCCGACCCGTAGCTCCCGACCGCGCCGCCGATCTTGTCGTACTTGGTCTTCAGCTGATCCAGGTTCGACATCAGCGAGAGCATCGCCTTGTCCGACCGGCCGCCCCCGAAGATTTTGGCCATCACCTGGTCGGCCTGGGACGCTGACAGCCCGGCCTTGTGGAACGCGCCCTGTAGGTCGTGGAGCGCGACGTAGATGCCGTCCGGCTTCTTCAGGTCCGCGGCGATCTTGTTGGTCGTCAGCCCGTCCGCGAGCATGACCTGCTGAAGCGTCTTGTTCTTGAGTGACAGATTGTCGGTCGTCACGCCGAGCGCGCCGAGGTACGTGTTCGCCGACTTGCTGCCGCTGGTGACCATCGACAGGCCCATCGTCAGCCGCGTCGACGCGACCTCGGCGCTGTTGCCCCGGTCGGTGAGGTAGGCCAGCGCGGCGCCCATCGACTGAATCGAGATGCCCATCGCGGCGCCGGTCGGCGTCCAGTTCTTGATCGACTGGACGAAATCCTGGAACCGCATGTCGCCCTGGCCGACGATGGCGTTGAGCAGCGCCGACGTCTTCCCGACGTTGCCGGCCGTCACGCCGTACGCCTTCATCACCGACGACAGCGCGTAGGTGGTGTCCTCGAGGTCGGCACCGTGAATCTGGGCTAGCTGCGCACTGTAGGACACCGTCTTGAGCGCAGCGGCGAGGGACAGGCCCGCGCTGATCGGGTGGTACAGCGCCTCGGCGATCTTCGTGCCGCTGAACCCGGTCTGGTCGCCAAGCTGCAGCACGGCGGCCGACAGTTTCCCGTACTGGGCGTGCGTCAGCCCGGCCGCCGTGTAGAGGCGGGTCATCTGCTCTTGGAACTTGGCGGCCTCGACGACGCTGAACGCGGTCGCGCCGGCGAGGGCGAGCAGCGCGGTCTTGCCGTGCGTGCCGAGCAGACCCGTGCTCGTATCGGCCTTCGCCGCGGCAGCGGCTTCGGTGTCGAGCGACCCGGTCAGGGTGCCGACCGACCCGGCTGCCGTGTCGACCGCGCCGATGAGCTCGTCCATGCTGGCGACGAGTTCCTGCACGGCGACGCCCTGCCGCTGCACCGCAGCCGCGGCCTCGTCAGCCGCCCCGCCGAGCTTCGCCTCAGCCGTGGCGTCCGCGTCGGCGGTCTCGCCCAGCCGCGCCGACGCGGCAGCGACCTGGTCGAGGGTGACTGCGAGCCGCTCGACCCCGGCGATCATCTCGTTGACGCCGGCGACGAACTGGGCGGCGTCGATCGTGATGGTCTGGGTCAGGGGAGGCAGTACCGGCACGGCTCGCCACCCCCGACTTAAACGAGTTAAACGAGCAGACGGGCCTGGAATGCCGTGCCGGTGAGCTTGGCGAGCGTCCCCGACTCGGCCAGCTTGACCACCGTGGGACGCATGAACGGGCGGGCGGGCAGCGTAACCACCTGGCCGAACGCCTGACCTGTGGCGACGTTGCGGAGCGGCCACGACCCTTTCGAGTGGATCGTCATGCCGAACTCCTGCACGATCCCGTAGATGACCGTCGGCCCGTACGTGGTGGACGCGACACCGCCGCCGAGCAGGACGGTGGGGGTCCGGTGGATCGACCGCCTGAGCGTGCCCGAAATCAGCGCAGGCGGCTGGCCAGGGGATGACGGCGTCGGGGTGCCCGCCTGGTGGCTCTGGGCGGACAGCGCCATCTTGGTTGCCGTCTCCCCGGCCCGGCCCGCTGCCGTAGCCGCAGCCCGCACCGCAGGCCCTTCAGCGGCGGCCTGGATTCTGCGGAGAGTGGCCGCCAGGTCGGCCCCGACGTTGCCGGCCACTCACCGCTCCTTCCTCATGCGCTGCGCCTCGTTGTCGCGCCTGATCTGCGACACGTCCCAGCAGAACCGCCGAACATAGACCGGGGCGGTTTCCAGGTCGGTCCACGACCAGCCCATCTCCCGCATGAGCTCGTAGTCGCGGACCTCGTCGGGGATCGACTCGCCCCGCCACGTGCCGTCGTAGATCGACTCCGCCGGCGCGATTACTTCTTCCCAGTACTCGCCTCCTGGTCCGAGGTCGCCTCCTGAGGGTTTACGGCTGCGATCATCTCCCCGAGCCACATGTAAATCGCCATCGGCAGCTTGGCGACCTGCTCAGGGGTGGCCGGGACGGTGAGCCGCGGCTGCTCCTGGCCAGGCAGCGGCTCCCCGGTGTCAGGGTCAATCTCGGGCACCCACGTGGCGTCGTAGGCACGCCACCCGATGACGACCTTGGCGAGCACTTCGTTGCCCGCGTTGTGCGTCTCGTCGGTGTCCTCGACCTGGCCGTCCTCACTGACCTTGATCCCGGACTTGGATCGAAGTTCGCCGGGCGACATCGTCTTCGGGTTGCGGATGGTGACCCAGACGGTGTCGCCTTCCTCGGCGAGCTCGGGGAACTGCTTGGTGATGACACGGTTGGCGTAGCCAGCCATGGCGGCCGTCCTTTCGTAGTGCCCTGCCAGGGGCGGTCGGGTTGAGGGGGGTTGGCTAGTAGGCGGCGGTCTGGAAGTTCTTCAGGCTGATCGCGGTGACGCCGCCATCGGTCGAGTTCGCGATGCCCGACAGCGCCTGCGTCAGCTGCGTGTACGCCTGGCCCAGGTCGCGCTCGCCGGTCGTGTAGCCGGACTGGCTCATGGTGATGGCGATGATCGCCCCGCCCGCCAGCGGCGGCTGGGACAGGGTGTGCACCGTGGGCAGCTGGATGGCCTGCTTGAACAGGTTGATGTCGGCGTCGGTCTCGAAGATCGCCTTGTAGGTGCCGTCGATTTCCAGCGCGCCGGGGAAAATCTCGCGCGGCCCCTGCAGGCCGTCGCTCGAGGTGATCGCCTCGACGGCCCGCTTGAGGGTCGCGTCGAACGTCAGGCCGCGGGTGGACGACGCCCCGGCGTTGGTGACGGTCCACGCCCAGCCGACGATCGGCAGCAGCGTCGAGTAGGCGGGCGAGAAGGTCGACTGTGCCGCGGACGGCATGCCGGTGTACTTCGTGGTGAAGCCGACAAACCCCTTCGGGTCGATCTTGATGCCGAGCTCGGACATGACGCAGCCGGTCCAGCCGAGCTGGTCGACGCCGTCGTCTGTGGTGAACGAGTAGGTCGGCCAGACGGTGGAGAAGGTGCGGGTCTGGTTGAACGTGTGCGTGGTCTGGGACAGCACCGACCCGCCAGCGGCGGTGTGGGCGAACTTCATGCTGTTGCCGCCCGTGCCGCCGCCGACGCCGATGGTGGCGACGTACGGCCCGGAGCCGGTGACGGTGGTGATCTTGACGTATTCCTGGTTCGCGCCCGCCGAGTCGCTGACCGACAGGATCGAGTTCGCGGGCACGGTCGCGGTCAGGCTGATCGTGGTCGCGTTGGCCGCCGAGTCTGCGGTCAGGGTGGTGGACACGCCCGCGCTGACGGTGTCGGGGCCGATGATGGCGCGGAAGAACTGGCCGGCCAGGTCGGGGTAGCCGTTGACGTCGATGTCCCATTCGGCGTGCGCTGGCCCCTGCGCGAGGCCTTGCAGTACCGAGTCGTTGGCGCGCATCGACTCGTCGCGGAGCGGGGCGATGATGTCCATGAACTTCGTCCCGTTGTTGAACGGGATCGAGAACGTCGGCGCCAGGTAGGTGTAGGGGGTTACTTCCTTGGCGCCGCCGAGCTTGGTGAGGCGGGACAGGACCGTCATGACTGTGGCTCCTTGTTAACTGCGGGCGCGGCGGGCGCCGGGGCGATGGTTGGGGTTGGCGGCGGCGGCGCCTGCTCGCCGACGCTGGGCTTGGACTGCCCGCTGTTCGCGGGCGTGGCCACCGCCGGCGGCGGGGTCGCGGCGGGCGGCGTGATGGGCTCGCAGCCGGGGATGACGCCGTCACGGTCGGGGTCGTAGCCGGGCCAGTCGAACTCGCCGCCCGGCCCGACGGTGACCTTGATCGCGGCGACGGTTTGCGGGTAGCCAGTCGTGTTGCGGAAGCGCACGGCAACCTCCATAGGGCGCAGTGGTCGAACGGATCGGGGTTGGCGCGTGCGCCGGGTCAGCCGGTGAACTCGATGTCGTCGGCGTAGTAGGTGACGGTCGCCCGCAGTTCCTTCGCGGCCTCGATCGTCAGTTCCGGGTCATCCCAGACAACAGACACCGAACCCTGCTCGGGTATCTCGGCGACGGACAGGAACCGGCCGCCGTGCGTCTTGTCGCCCACCGGACCGCGGATCCGCTGCAACAGGTAGCCGATGGCCGTGTCGAACGCCTGCTGTTCCTTCTCGGCGATGTTCGGCGTCCCGACCCGGATCGGCCAGACGACCTTCAGCGTGATCTGGTATTGGGGCCGGTACCGCTGCGCCATCGGGTGGTTGTCGTCCAGGTGGCGGCGCAGCACGTAGATGCCGGGCTTCTGGGTGGCGAACCTGTTACCAGGCCAGTACGCCTGCACGACACCCCAGCCGGCCGACTTCAGGTCAGGCAGGCCGTCGCCCGTGGTATTCAGCCAGTCGGCTTCACGCTGGACCGCGGTCGAGGTCTCGTCAGCCATCAGCGGGCCTTCGCCTTGGACGCCGACGCGACCGAGCCTTCGCGGCCGAAACCGGCGAGCGCGTTCAGCGCATCGGCATACAACTGGTCAGGGTTGTGGTCAGTCGCGCCGGGGTTGAGCTCGCGGACGACGAGCGACGCCGTCATGTACCGGCCGCCGCGGACAAGGCTCGCCGGGATCGTCTGATAGCCACCCGAGTAGACGACCTGGATGCGGGACCCGATCGGCAGGAACAGGCCCAGCTGGAACCACAGGTGCCCGCTGTCAGGTTCGGGGCCGTTGAGGATCTGGGTCGGCGCGAGCTGCTGCGTGCCGCCGTAGGACCGGATGATGGTGACGGCGACATTCGAGTACGCCCACATCTCCTGGTAGCGGGGAGCGTACTCGTCGAGCCACGTGTGGCGGACGAGGTCTTGGGCGCCGATCGCCATGGCGTACGAAGCGCCGAGCGTCGACCGGATGTCCATCGGCAGGTTCGCTGACTCGCCGTACTCGTCGGGGTCGATGCCTTCGGCGCGGTGC